TTTCGAGCACTGGGCGCTGATATCGAGCGCATCTGGACCCGGCTGATGGCGTTCCTCTCGACCAAATGGGCGGATTTTCTCGGGAAGATCGGCCCCACCTTCAATGCCGTGGCCGAGGAGATCGGTGTCGACAGCCGGATCGATTGGTTTGGGGCCATGTCCTATGCTTCGATGCTGGAGCACGCCGCCAGTAACGCCGGGCACAGGGCCGATAGCTACCGCGAGCGTGCGGCGGCAACCCGCGCCGGGGCATTTGACGGGGTAGGCCCGGCCTTGCAGGCACTGGGCGACGCCATGTCGGGCGGCGATGAGACCGGCAGCGACGCGCTGGATGAAGCCACCGCTGCGGCGAAGCGGTTTGAGACCACGCTCAATGCTGCCGGGCGGGCGGCGACGGATGTAGGAACTGCTGCAGGGGCTGCGGTCGCTGCGGCCAAACCCGATACCGAGGCCGCCGTTTCGGGCTGGCAGGCGGTCACCACCGCGCTGTCAGATTATGCGAGCAAGGCCCGCGATATCGGCGGGGACATTGGCCAGAGCCTCGTCAGCGCGTTCCAGTCGGCCGAAAACGCAGTTGGCGAGTTCGTGAAGACCGGCAAGCTGAAGTTTGGCGATCTGGTCACCTCGCTGATTGCTGATCTCGCAAAGCTCGGGGCGCGCAAGTTCATCCTCGGGCCGATCGCCAACGCGCTCTCGGGCGCACTCGGCGGCGTTGGCGGCGCTGGCGGGATCTTCGCGAACATCCTGCATGCGGGCGGTATGGTCGGGGCGACTGGACCCTCGCGGATGGTCCCGGCCATGGCGTTTGCAGCCGCCCCACGCATGCATTCCGGTGGCGTCGCCGGTCTGCGCCATGACGAAGTCCCGGCAATCCTGCAGCGCGGCGAGCGGGTGCTGTCGCGGCGCGAGGCACAAAGCTACGGCGCTGGCGGCAATGTCAACGTCACCATCATGGCGCGCGACGCCGAGAGCTTCCGGCAATCGCGCACGCAGGTCGCAGCCGACATCGCCCGCGCGGTGTCGCTCGGGCGGAGGGGCATGTGATGGCGTTTCACGAGGTCCGGTTCCCCGACAATATCAGCCGGGGCGCACGCGGCGGGCCGGAACGCCGCACCCAGATCGTCGAACTGGCCAGCGGCGATGAGGAGCGCAACGCCAGCTGGGCAAACTCGCGCCGCCGGTATGATGTCGCCTATGGCATCCGTCGCGCTGACGATCTGGCGGCGGTCGTGGCATTTTTCGAGGCGCGGAACGGCCGCCTGCATGGCTTCCGGTTCAAGGACTGGGGCGACCACAAGTCCTGCCTGCCCTCGGGCACGCCATCGCCGACCGATCAGGCGATTGGCACCGGAGATGGTGCGGTGACCGCGTTCCAACTGGTAAAGGGGTATGTCTCAGGCGCGCAATCCTGGACGCGCGCCATCGCCAAGCCAGTGGTGGGAACCGTGCGGATTGCGCTTTGCGGGGTGGAGCAGCCCTCCGGCTGGTCGGTCGATACGACCACTGGCCTCGTCACCTTTAGCTCCGCGCCCGGCGCTGGCGTCGCGATCACCGCAGGGTTCGAATTCGACGTGCCGGTCCGCTTTGACAGCGACGCGCTCGATGTGACGCACGACCTCGAACGACTGGGCTCGATCACGTCAATTCCGCTTCTGGAGATCCGTAGATGAAAAATATGAACCCTGACCTGCAGACTCATCTCGACGAGGGCACGACGACGCTCTCTTGGTGCTGGCGGATTGCCCGCGCAGACGGCGTAAGCTTCGGCTTCACCGATCATGACGTGACGCTGAGCTTCGACCGCACCGATTTCGAGCCGGAAAGCGGGCTCACGGCCTCCGAGGTCCGTTCGGGCTCCGACCTGTCGGTCGATGCGCAGGATGCCGAAGGCGTGCTGACCTCGGACCGGATTACCGAGACCGACATTCTCGATGGCCGCTGGGACAATGCAGAAGTCGAGGTTTGGCGCGTGAACTGGGCGGATCCCGCACAACGGGTGCTGATGCGCCGTGGGGCCATTGGACAAATTCGGCGCGGGCGTCTGGCCTTCGTGGCCGAAGTGCGCTCGCTTGCCCATGTCCTCGGCCAGACGGTGGGACGAACGTTTCAGGCGACCTGCGATGCGGCACTTGGGGATGCGCGCTGCGGAGTTGATCTTGATGATCCGGCCTTTAAAGGCCCGGGCACCGTCCTCGATCTCTTGCGCGACCGCGCCTTCACCGCCTCGGGCCTCGGCGGCTTCGCCTCCGGCTGGTTCACATTCGGCACGGTCGAATGGACCAGCGGGGTCAATGCCGGGCGACTGGCTGAAATCATCGCGCATGACGTTACAGACGGCATCGCGGTGCTGACACTTCTCGAAGCGCCCGTACGCGCCATCACCGAGGCTGATACGTTCAACATCCGCGCGGGCTGCGACAAGCGCATCGAGACCTGCGCCGCGAAGTTCACAAATACCATCAACTTTCGTGGCTTCCCGCACATCCCCGGCCAGGATGCCGTGCTGCGCTACGCCACGAAGGATGGTGGGCACGAGGGTGGTGTGCTGTGAGTAATGCCGTTTCCGGTGCCAACCCCACGCGTGTCATCGCCATCGCGCGATCCTGGCTCGGGACGCCGTATCACGATCAGGCCAGCCTGCGGGGCGTCGGCTGCGACTGCCTCGGGCTGGCGCGGGGCGTCTGGCGCGAGATGGTTGGCCCCGAGCCGTTCCCGATCCCACCCTACAGCCGGGATTGGGGCGAGACCGGCCCGCGCGAGGTGCTGGCAGAGGGCGCACGGCGCATGATGATCGAAGTGGAACCGGCCGCAGCTGCTCCCGGTGCGCTGGTCCTGTTCCGCATGACGCCTCGCGCCATCGCCAAGCATGTCGGGATCCTCACGGGCCCGGGCAGTTTCCTCCACGCCTATGAGCGCCTCGGCGTGATCGAGGAGCCTCTCACCGCCTCCTGGCGGCGGCGCATCGCCTTTGCCTTTCTGTTTCCCCAACGCTGAGATTTAAACATGGCCACCCTTGTTCTCGGTGCCGCAGGTGCCGCCATTGGCGGTAGCATTGGCGGCGCGATCCTCGGCGTCAGTGCCGCCACCATCGGCGGCTATATCGGCTCCACCATCGGGTCGGTGGTCGACAGTTGGATCGTCTCGTCACTCGCGCCGACCCAGCGCATCGAAGGGGCGCGGATGGACAATCTGCGCATCACCTCGGCCACCGAAGGTGCGGTGATCCCACGCCTCTATGGCCGGATGCGGATCGGTGGCAACATCATCTGGGCCACGGATTTTCGTGAGGAGACGAACACCACCACGCAGGGCGGCGGCAAGGGAGGCGGGGGTGGTGGCAAGGTCAAGACGACTGAATATCTTTACTATTCGTCCTTCGCCGTGGCGCTCTGCGAGGGGCCGATCACCGGCATCGGCCGCATCTGGGCCGACGGCAAGCCGATGGACCTCTCCGGCGTGACCTGGCGCTGGTATCCGGGCGATGAAGCGCAATCCCCGGATCCGTTCATTGCTGAGAAAATGGGCACAGCCAGCACGCCCGCCTATCGCGGCACCGCCTATGTCGTCTTTGAGGAACTGGCGCTCGCGAATTTCGGAAACCGTCTGCCGCAGCTCTCCTTTGAGGTGTTCCGTCCGCTTGCCGACCCCGACACCGCCGAAGGCCTGACCCGCGCGGTCACGATGATCCCGGCCTCCGGCGAGTTTGCCTATGCCACGGGCGCGATCCGCAAGGGCGGCAGCGGGGCGACGCAGGCCGAGAATCTGAACGCCCGGGCCGATGTGCCAGACATGGTGGTGGCGCTTGACCGGCTGCAGGCGTCCGCGCCGAACATCGAAAGCGTCAGCCTGGTGGTATCCTGGTTCGGCGATGATCTGCGCGCAGGGCACTGCCGGATCCGGCCCAAGGTCGAACTGGCCGCCAAAAACACGACGCCGCAGGTCTGGTCGGTAAATGGCGTGATCCGCTCTGCCGCGCATCTGGTCAGTCGCGACGATCAGGATCGACCGAACTTTGGCGGCACGCCAGCGGATTTCACGGTGGTGCAAGCGATCCGGGAAATGAAAGCCCGAGGCCTGCGCGTCACCTTCTATCCGTTCCTGATGTTGGATGTGCCGCACGGCAACACCCTGCCGAACCCGTATTCCGACAACGCGGCCGGGACGGGCCAGCCCGCCTTTCACTGGCGCGGGCGGATCACCTGTTCTCCGGCGGCGGGCTATGTCGGATCGGTCGACAAGACCGTGACGGCTGCTGCGCAAGTTGCAGCGCTGTTCGGCGCGGCGACGCCCGCGAACTATGTGGTTTCCGGGCAGTCGGTTTCATGGACCGGATCGCCCATCGATTGGGGTCTGCGCCGCATGGTGCTGCACTATGCCCATCTCTGCGCCGCTGCGGGCGGGGTCGATGCCTTCCTGATCGGCTCGGAGATGCGTGGGCTCACGACAATCCGTTCCGGGGGGGCGAGCACCTATCCTGCGGTGCAGGCGTTGCGTGATCTGGCGGCGGATGTGCGGGCGATCCTCGGGGCGTCGACAAAGATCGGTTATGCCGCCGACTGGTCGGAATATTTCGGGCATCAGCCGGGCGATGGCAGCGGCGACGTGTTCTTCCACCTCGACCCGCTCTGGGCCGATCCGGAGATCGATTTCGTCGGCATCGACAACTACATGCCGCTCTCGGATTGGCGCGACGGGTTCGAGCATGCAGATGCGACGCTGGCCCCGGCGGTCTACGACCGGGGCTATCTGCAGGGGAACATTGCAGGCGGCGAAGGGTTCGAGTGGTTCTACGGTTCCGAAGCTGATCGCGCCGCTCAAGTCCGCACCGCCGTTACCGATGGTGCCGCGGGCAAGCCATGGGTTTTCCGCACCAAGGATCTGCGAAGCTGGTGGTCGAACCCGCATTATAACCGCCCGGGCGGCGTGGAGAGCGGTAGCCCGACGGCATGGGTGCCACAGTCGAAGCCGATCTGGTTTACCGAGCTTGGCTGCCCGGCCATCGACCGGGGCACAAACCAGCCCAACGTCTTCTTCGACCCGAAGTCGTCCGAGAGTGTCACGCCGTACTTCTCGCGGGGCTGGCGGGATGACGCGATCCAGCGGGCTTATCTTGAGGCAACCTACCTCTGGTGGGGCGACTCCCCGAACAACCCTGTGTCATCGATCTACAGCGGCCGGATGGTGCATGTGCCGGAATGTGCCGCCTGGACATGGGACGCGCGGCCCTATCCCTTCTTTCCTGAACTCACCGATGTCTGGGCCGATGGGCCGAACTGGCGGCTGGGTCACTGGCTGACAGGGCGTCTAGGGGCGGTGTCGCTGGCGGCGCTCGTGCGGCACCTCTGCCTGCGCGCTGGCATGCCTGCGGAGCGGATTGATGTTACCGGCCTCTGGGGCGCGGTGGAAGGCTATGCCATCGGTGCGCTGGAAAGCCCGCGCGCTTCCATCACCACGCTGTCGCGCCATTTCGGGTTCGACGCGGTCGAGACCGAGGGCATGATCCAGTTTGTCATGCGCGGCCGGGCCACCGTCGCCACCCTCGCGCCCGATGATCTGGTGGCCGCCCGTGAAGGCGATGTGCTTGAATTGACGCGTGGTCAGGAGACGGAATTGCCACAGGCTTTGAAATGGCAAGTGGCGCGCGCCGATGAAGATTACGACGCCGCCCTCGTCGAGGCGCGCCGCATCACGGTGGACACGACCCGGATCGCCTCGGAGAGTTTTCCCATGGCGGTCCCGCCAGAGGAGGCCGAGCGGCGCTGCCGTCGCGCACTGATGGAAGCCTGGACCGGGCGGGAGACGGCAGCGTTCCGTTTGCCACCCTCGCGGCTGGGCTTTGATCCGGCGGATGTCGTGACGCTGGAACACGACGGACGGCAGATGGACCTGCGGCTCGTTTCCATCGCCGACGCAGAGGCGCGAGGCATCGAGGCGGTGCATCAGGACCGGGCAGCCTACGATATGCCGCCCGGATCGCCACGTCCGTCGTCACTCTTGAGCCCCGTTGTGTTCGGCGCGCCCGAGGTGGTGTTGATGGACCTGCCGCAACTCACCGAGGATCAGGCCGCCCACCGGCCGATGATCGCAGCGCATGCGGTTCCCTGGCCGGGGGAGATGGCGGTGTTTCGCAGTCCGTCAACCGATGGGTTCGAGCTGCTGACCAGTTTTGGCGGCCGGACGCGAATGGGCGCTCTGGTCTCGGACTTCTATTCCGGTCCCACATCACGGTTTGATCTCGGCAATTCACTGGTGGTCGATCTGCTGACTGGCACACTGGAGAGCGTCACGGATCTCACCTTGTTCGGCGGGGCCAATGCAATCGCCATCGAGAGTGCCCCCGGCATCTGGGAGATCGTGCAGGCGGGCGGGGCTGAGCTGCTGGCGCCGGGCCGGTATCGGCTGACCCGCCTGCTGCGGGGCCAGCGCGGCACTGAGGACGCGATGGGCAACCCGGCTCCGGCAGGCGCGCGAATTGTGGTGCTGGACGCAAGCCTTGCCTCGCTGCCCATCGCCGAGGCCGATCTTGGGCTGCCGTGGAACTGGCGCATCGGCCCGGCCTCACGACCGGTCAGCGACGAGACCTATGTTCCCATTCCCTTCACGCCCGAGGGCGCTGGGCTGCGGTCGTTCTCCGTCGCGCATGTCGAGCAGCCATGGCGACGACCGCGCGCACTGGGCGATCTGACCATTCGCTGGACGCGGCGGTCTCGCACGCTTTCGGCCGACAGCTGGGGCGCAGTGGAAGTACCGCTGATCGAGGAAGTCGAAGCCTATGAGGTCGAAATTCTTGATGGTGTTGAAATCAAGCAAGTGCTGACCGCGACCATGACCAGCGCTCTTTACACCGCCGCTCAGCAGACCGCCGATTGGGGCGCGCTTTTGGCCCGCGGCGACACGCTGACTATCCGCATCTTCCAGCTCTCCACCCTGATCGGCCGGGGCGCGGCCAAAACCGTCACGCTGACATTCTGAAAGGACCACTATGTCCGACGCCACGACCAACCTGGCTCTACCCTACATCCTGGCGGCGCAGGCCCAGAAGCACGTCACCCACAACGAGGCATTGCGGCTGCTCGACGGACTCGTGCAACTTTCCGTCCTCGACCGTGATCTGACCGTGCCGCCCAGTTCGCCCGCCGATGGCGACCGCTATATCGTTGGCTCAGGCGCAACGGGCGACTGGGCGGGCTGGGACCTGAATGTCGCGCTCTGGACCGATGGCGCCTGGCTGCGACTTCCGCCCCGCACCGGCTGGCGCGCATGGGTCGAGGACGAGGGATTGCTGCTCGTTTACGACGGTTCCGGTTGGGTCGCCACCACCCCGGCCGCGCTGCAGAACATGGCACTGCTTGGCATCGGCACCACCGCTGACGCCGCCAACCCGTTCTCCGCCAAGCTGAACGCCGCGCTCTGGACCGCGAAGACGGTGGCCGAGGGCGGGAACGGTGGTCTCTTCTACACCATGAGCAAGGAGGCCGCGGGCGACGATCTGGGGCTGACCCTGCAGACCGGCTTCGTGACCAAGGCGCTGCTGGGGTTGTTCGGGTCTGACAAGTTCCGCCTCGCAGTCTCGCCCGACGGCAGCACGTTCTACGACGGGCTCATCGTCGACAATACGAGCGGCATCGTCGACCAGCCCCGCCTCTCGCGCTTCAAGGCGTATACCGACTATGACAACTATGTCGGTGTCGGCACCTGGACAAAGATCGCCCTCAACAACACCGAGTACAACGATCAGGGCTGTTTTGATGCCGGGACCAACCGGTTCACTGCTCCAGTTGATGGAACGTATCTCTTGGGCGCGACGCTGCTCTTCAAGGTCAATTCCAGCACCTCGGCCCGGATGCGCGGGCGGCTGGTGCTGAACGGCAGCACGGAAATCCGGGGCTCCTTCGGCGAGAGTTCCGCCACCCATGTCTCGCTGGCCACCGCCATCTGGCTGCAGACCATGGTGCCGTTGAGCGCGGGCGATACCGTTGAGCTGCAGGGCTATTTCCGCGCGCAGGATGGGTATTTCGCGGCCGAGCACACGTCCTTCTGGGGCTGCAAGATCGGCTGA